ACGTCTCCTGCATCATCAGCATAGAGTTCTGTAAAGTTGTCATTTACTTTATCGAATGCACTTCTTAATGGGTCTCCTGTACCATCATTAGCAACCGTTCCGATATTAATTGTTTGTTGTGCCATTTTTTGATTGTTTAATTATTATTTTTAATATTTAGTTTGGTCTGCTGTTATATTTGAATTGTCAGCCATTAATAAAGTAGTGTCTACTCGTAAGAAACTACCATCTGCATCTGTTGGATACCACCAACCCCATCCGTTAGGTTCATCTGCGTTTCCGAACCAACTACTTTGGTAACTTATCCCCCAATTTATGCTGTTTGCCATCTTTGTTAATTTGTTTTAAGTAAGCTTCGAGCTTTATTATATTACTGCTTTTTGGTTTATATGTTTTAATTTCCTTTTTATCTACAGAACCCATGAATGAAAGTTTACATCTTTATCAGCGTACATTTCACCATTAGTGGATTGATTATATTCAGGGAATAACTGACTATAAAAACCCATATAATCCACAAACCTACGAGTATAAAACTCTGCAGTCTCAGTAACCTTATTTAACATCATGTTCATTTCTTCAAGAGATATAGTCTCTGAGTTCTCTGAGCGATGCTTATAAACACCACCATTATTAATTTGATACATGGCGAATGGAAGATAATTACTTTGAGTAAACCATATAAGCATAGGCTTAATATAGTCGTTTAGTAAGTTCTTATAGTTCACATTACCAATATCATCTATGGTGTTGCTTAGTATCAAAGACTGAAGTTTCTGATATAATTTACCACCTAAATAGTTTTGTATATGCGTATCTTGAGCTACTTCAATAAACTGTATAATCTTATCATTATCCACATTTCCATCAATAATGGACTTGCGTTTAAGTTCTTCTAATCCTATAAATAGAGCTTTATTTGCCATGCTTTTTATTTTTTAGTTTTTGGATAAGCTCCTCCATTCTTCATGTCAGAAGGTCTAACACCTACCTCTTTTGGGTTGGTCGGTTCGTTAAACCCATCTTTCTTTGCATCTGAAGCATCCACTTCAGTATTATCACTTACCTTCTTTTTATAAACTCTTCTCTCCCATACATGCTTACAATTAACCCCTCCTTTATAGAGAAATAAACTATAGTTTTGCTTCTTATGACCAAGCTCTTTATTAGCTCCCTTGAAAGACATCATTCCAATATCCTCTTTTCTAAAGACAACCTTCTTACTTGTTAGGGCTTCCATCTTTCTACAAAACTCTCTGCTTCCTGCACTATTCCTTACAGGACCATAAGCATATCTTACTTTGAATCCTGCGTTATCTTGCTTAGATGGTTTATTAGGGTTAGCATCATCTTTAGACACCTTAGCTAAACTTGTTTTAAGCTCTTCTAAGGAGGTTTCTGTTCCGTCTAATAGTTGACTATCAATTAACTCCCATTCATCACTTACAACCTCTCCTAAGTCTTCTAATTGCTCAAACAAATCTTCTCCATCTTCATCAGAGAAGTCTTCTAATGAAACAGGCTCTTGTGATGATAAATTCTCTGTTTGCTTCTCCCCTGTCTCCTCTTCTTTCCTTACTTTAGTAGAAATGTTGTCTAACTCTGTAAACTCAATAGGTTGTAGAGTAATAAAGTATAGGTTTAAGAATATACTGTTAAACTCAAGTATCTCACTAAAGCCTTCAATTAAAGCTTGTTGAAATGGTCTAATAACAACATTATCCATGATGATAGAAGCAGTTCTAAGCTCCTCTGCATTGTTACCAAAACCTGTATTGTCTTTAATACCCATTAAGATAGGCGAAACAATCCTATGCCCCATCATAATCTTCTCCCTACTCTCTGTAGATAAGAATTGATATTGTGCATGTGCATCAGGTAAATGAATAGGTTCTAAATCAGCTTTAGTTTCAGCACTATCATTAAATGTAAGAATAAACTTACCTGCATTAGAAGTACCACTAAATTTATCATATATTCTTCTCTCTAATAACTCCTGAGTTTCTTCATTAGGTACTCCGTTGTTAAAGTTGATTAGTAAAGAAGGTTGTAAACCATTCTTAATGTTGTTTATATGGTAGTTAGATACCTCTTCTTCTAAAGAGCAGTATTGTAAGCAACCATTATAATCTACAGGTGCATAGTAATAGAAACCTGATTTATAAGGCTTAATTACAAACATCTCAATAGAGTCTGAATCAGAACCATTACCAAATGTAGGTATTCTCTTGGGCGAATCAGATGGCTTTATATCACACCATTTTGGATGATAATAGTAAGCTTTAATCTGACCATCAGAAGCTTTTTCAGCTCTCAATGTCTCCATTGGAAAGTGTAGTACTTTTACTATACTTGTCTTTTGTTTGTTGTACACAATCTGCATGGCGGCTTGTCCAAGCATCTTATAATCATTAACTACTCTTTTAACCTCTCTCGGTTTAAGAAGTAGCTTCATCTTAGCGTACATTTCAGGCTTAACATCAGAGTCAGTAGCATCTAAACCTCTACCATATATCATCTCAACAATACCGTTAATACAACCTGAATTGGTTGGACTACCTAAGTATCTTTCTATAAGTGTATCAAAGTAATCATTGTTATCTCCGTATTGAACCCAATCCTTACCATATACTTCTTTTACTTCAGGAGCAGCATACCCCGAAAGATTAACAACCCTTACAGAACCATCACTAAATTTCTTAGCGGGTTTTACGTTGTTGTTTAATGTTATTTTTCTTTTAGCCATAATAAACTTTATAATATGATATAGTCGCTTGTTGTTGAACTATATTCTTCATACTCATCTGTATTCAAAGTATGCTTAACAGTCTTATCTATTTGAGCGGTTGCGTAAGCCTTATCTCTAAACCACAACACACCACCTTTTGTGAACTCTAAATAATATCCATAACCCTCTCTTAAAACAGAGAATGCTATGTCCATGTAAACATAATTGCTATTATCATCAGGGACTTCAGCAACTATGTTTTCTATAGTTTCAGATATGCTCGTACCATCCTCAGTTATTACCAAAGTAACATTGTCAAAGTTAGCTGCCTCTGTAGGAAACTCTCTTGGAACAACTGCAATTATCTGAGCTTCTGTATCAGGTAATAATCTTATCATAATATGATAACTGAAAAGTTGATTTTTGTTTTTATTTTGATATGCCTATAAAAGAAAAGAGATGGTAAGAAATTAATCCAACCATCCCTTTACTATGTTTAAGAGTACTATGTTTAAGTACCGCTTATAACTGTAAACCCAACAAGAGCAAGAGTATCTCCTAAGAAGTTTGCAGGAGTTCTCTCCATACCTGTAAGAGTAAGTGTGTAACCACTCAAGTCAGACATTGCTGTACCTGTTACAATAGTTCCACCCGTTACTTCTGTTCCATGCTCTAAACCTGCTAAGAAGAAGTTTCCGTTGTAATCTTCAACGATAACATGAGGTCTTCCGAAAGCTAAGATTTTAAGCTCTTTATGGTCAGCTATAGTTAATTTCTTCAATGTTACTTCAACTACCTGCTCGAAAGCAGTTGTTCCTGTGTCTCTTGAAGACTGAATGTTTTGAGTAAAAGAAGAAGCTCCTTTAATCTCGTATTTGTACGCATCGGGTGTTCCTGCTACTGAATCAATTACATCGCTATTAGTTACATCATAAGTGATTGTTCCTAAATCTCCGTAATTAACAAAGTACAAGTTTTTTAAACCACCAACGCTATCTTTGCAAGGTTCTACCCTACCTATTGCTAAATCACAAGCCATTTGTTATATTTTTTGAGGTTAATTAAAAAGGGGCAGGCAGGCTTTACGGCTTACCTACCCCTTCTATCTATTTAATTATTAATTATGCTACAGGAGTGTAAAGAACGATATCAGTTCCGATTCCGTACTGTACTCCACTCGTTAATCTCATTACAACTCTTACGTTCTGAGAACCATCGAGGTCAGCCATGTCAATAACTTTTACCAAGTTGTGGTCAGATAATAAACCTGTTCCGAAGAATAAGTTAGATTTCTCAGCAGCCATAATGTAGTTATCAGCTAATCCGTTAGCAACAAAGATTTTTACACCATCAAAAGATAATGCTCCGTTGTTCCACCATTG